CCCAAGCGCAAATGGGCCGAAGATTTGATCTCAATATGTGCCGCCTTCCCCGCTCACCCAAATGATGATATCGTTGACACTTGCACCCAAGCATGGCTAAGACTGCGTAAGGGCTGGTTCCTTGGTCACACAGAAGACCCCGACGAGGACGATTATCAAGAACCGCAAAGGATAACTTTATATGGCTGATCCAAATGTAATCCCGTTTGCCGAGGGCGCACCCGCAGATGACCTGATGGTCGAGACCCTTCCAGATGGTGACGTGCTAATCGGTGATCCAGAGCTTGACGTAATCGAAGAAAGCGACAATGGCTTCGACGCAAATCTTGCAGAAGAGATCGACGCACGGGAGCTATCGGCCAAGGGTGCGGAGCTTGTCAGCTTTTACGAAAACGATGAGGCCGCACGGGACGAGTGGAAGACCCGGTACAAAGCTGGCCTAAAAACCTTAGACCCAGACGGGGGTCTGGACGAGGGCGAAGACGAGAGGGCCACCCGTGGCCTGTCCATAGTTGTTCACCCGCTCATAGCCGAGGCAGCAACCCAATTCAATGCCAAGGCCATTGCAGAGCTTTACCCGTCAGGTGGCCCGATCAAGACGGTCATCATTGGTCAGCCAGACGAGGAAATCGAAGAGCAGGGCCGCAGGGTCAGAGAATTTATGAATTATCAGATCACAGAGGAAATGCCCGAATACTTTCCCGATCTGGATCAAATGCTGTTTCACCTACCGCTGGTCGGCCAGACGTTCAAAAAGGTTTGGTGGGACGTAAACCTCGACAGGCAATGCAGCCAGTTCGTCAAGGCAGAAGACTTCTGCGTGGCTCCAGAGAGCAAAGACCTCTACACATCCCCACGCTATACTCACGTCATTAGAATGCCAAAGAACGACTACAATCGCTACGTTCAAAACGGATACTACCTCCAGACCAGCGATGCAGGCAGCGATGATGTCGATCCAGCCGACAGCGTTATTGGAGAAATCGAGGGCGTTGATGAATACGACGATAGCAATGATGACATAATCACACTGCTGGAAATGCACGTCTATGATTTGTTCGACGGCATTGACGGCGAAGAAATGGATGAAGAGGATGAGGACGATAACGCTGTCGCCCTGCCCTATGTCATTACCATCGATTACGACAATCAAAAGATCGTGTCGGTCAGGCGCAATTGGCGCGAAGACGATGAAATGAAAAAACGCCGCGACTGGTTTGTGAGCTACAAGTTCTTGCCCGGACTTGGGTTCTACGGCTTTGGCCTCTATCACATGATCGGTGGGCTGGGCAAAGCAGCGACAGGATCGCTTCGCGCCCTGCTCGACAGTGCAGCATTCAGCAATATGCAGGGTGGTTTCAAGCTGCGTGGCCGTGTTACTGGCGGTGATGTGCAAGTTAACCCCGGTGAATTTGTCGATCTCGACAGCACCGTCGATGACGTTAATAAGGCCATCATGCCCCTGCCGTTTAAGGAGCCGTCAGGTTCGCTGTTTAATCTGTTGGGCTTTATGGTTGAGGCAGGCCAACGCTTTGCATCCACAGCCGATCTCAATGTCGGTGACGTAAATCCAAACGCTCCAGTGGGATCAACGGTTGCCCTAATTGAGCAGGGATCGAAGGCGTTCAGCGCAATTCACAAGCGCCTGCACTACTCGCAGGGCCAAGAATTTAAACTCTTATCAAATCTAAACGCAGAAAATCTGCCAGAAGAGTTTACGTTCTCACGCGCTGGAGCAGCCGAAACGATCTATGCAGCCGACTTTGATGACCGCATTGATATCGTGCCTGTGTCCGACCCAAATATATTCAGCACCGCCCAGCGCATCGCGCAGGCACAGGCCGTTCTGCAAATGGCGCAGGCCGCGCCTCAACTTCACGATATGTACGAGGCGTACAAGCGCATGTACGAGGCGATCCGCATTCAGAACATCGATGAAATATTGAAAAAGCCAGAAGAGGCGGTCCAGATGGACCCCATCGATGAAAACATGTCGGTGATGTATGGCAAGCCAATTCGCGCCTTTATTGAGCAGGACCATGAGGCGCACATCGCCGTGCATATGCAGTTCCTGCAAGACCCGTCACTGGGCAGCAATCCAGCGCACAAGGGAATGCAGCCAATTCTAATGGCCCACATCGCGGAGCATATCGCGCTGCTGTACCGCCTCAGAATGCAGGCAGGCGTGGCAATGGAACTGCCCCCACTGCCAAACTTCAAAGACCCCGACTTCAAATTTGAGAATGTTGATCCAGAGCAGGATCGCCTCATTAGCCAACGGGCCGCAGAAGTGGTCAGGGCCGCACCCCAAATGAAGCAGATCGAAGCCATCAGGGCGGCGGGTCAGCAGCAACAGGGGCAGGGCGATCCTCTGCAATACGCGCAGCAATTGGCAAAGCTGGAGACCGAAGCCCTCACGGCCAGAACGCAGGCGCAAATTGCAGCCGATCAGGCCAAGGCCAAATCGAACATTCAGATCAAGCAGGCAGAGGCCAAGCAGGATATGCAGATCGAAATGGCAAAGGCGCAGGCCGACTTGCAGGCGAAGGTCACAAAGCTGGAGGCCGAATTGCAGCTTGAGCGAGAGAAAAACGCCGCGAAAATTCAAATGGAGGCAATGAAGAATGTACCCCCCACGATATAATTTGCCCCCCATTAATCCTGCCGCCTTCGGCGGTTTGCCGACAGAGCAAGCGCAGGGTGGTCAGCCCCCACCTCCCTCCCAAGGTGGGGGTCAGCCACCCATAGACATGAATAAATATTTAATGAATAAAGTGGCAGAAATTCGCAAGCGCATGGGCGCTGGTGAAATGGGTGCCTTGACGGCCATATCAGACGCCGCACAAGTTTCCGCACCGCAGCAGCCCCCCATGCAGGGGCCACCCCAACAACAGGGAATGGCGTGATGGCTGAGAGACAGGGCGCATTTGCAAAATTAAATGTTGAAAATAGATTTGATGATTTTAATCTTCCTGTTTCTGGCAGTATGCGTTTTGAAAAACGGCCCAATCAATCACGATCTGAGTTGGATTTATACAGAACATTTGATGGCAGAATGGGCAGTGTCACGCCCTCAATGGGCTACACTACCGAAGAAACGAAATACAGAGATGGTCAGGCTGACGTTGAGAACAGGGCCAGAACCGTGCGTCTTGGGCTTGATGGAGCGACCACATTGGGGCCAGTGGACATAAGCGGCAATGCTATGGGCAGCAGAACCATGCAGGACAATACCTACACGTTTCCCTTTGGAAGTTTTACGCAGGGAAGCTCCAGCACATTTACAAAATTAGGCGCTGCGGCAAAGATGGGCGCGTTTGATTTTAACGTCAGCAGGCAGAAATCAACGGGCAGGGAGCCAGTTTATTCTGGGTCTCTTGGAATAAACATTGGCGATGGTGGCCGTATCAGTTACTCTGACAGCAATATGGGCGAACCGAGAATTGACGCCAGATATAGAATGGAGTTTTAGGTATGAACGACAAGATGTATAGGCAGAACGGCGCGTTTGCAAATATGGTTCCACGCCAGACGGTGATTGGCAACCAGCCGCACATGCTGGCTTATATCAACCCGTCCGAGGAGCAATTGCTGCAAGAGTATCGAAATGATGCGCCCGTACTTGCTGGGCCAGACGGTGTGCCTTCCTATGCTGGTGGATATATTAGCTGGACTGATAGGTTTGACGGCGGTGGGCCGGGCAAATCTGGCGCACAGTTTAGCGGAGCGGGTGCCGCAGACTTGGATACGGACAACGATAATTACATTTCTCAGGCCGAATATGCGGCAGGGAAAGCAGCGTCCGAGGCGAATAGAAACAACAAAATTTCCAATGCCTATGACAATAAAGACAACTTCATCAGTGGGATCAGCAACTTTGTTGGCGCACTGCCACGGGGTTCAGTAGTTGCGGAGGCAGCGCGTGACGGCAATATGGACACAATGAAAACCACTGGCATTGCAAAATACTTGCAGGGTGGTGGAATGCCGGGCGCTGTTATCAGGGGAATTACGGGCGATGCTGCCAAAATGGGTAGAGCCTTAACGCCAGAGCCAGTGCAAGCCTTTGCAGGGGGCTTTGGCAGAGCCGCTGTAGATATGGGCCGAGCCTTAACTGGTCAGGGCAATCTCACAGAAGCGCAAGAGCAAGAGCGATTGGCTAAGAGTACAAACAGCATCTTTAATCAGGGCGGCGAGGCTCCCCCCCAAAACGTTATTGATGCGTATATAAATGAATATAGACGCAAAAACCCACGGGCATTTAGGCAGGCTGCGGCTGTTGAGGAGCCTACTGTCTTAGACAATTATTTTGATTACAATACATCAGAAAAAGATGATTACATAGTCCGTGATAATGGTGACGGGACTTATTATGTTAAATACCCAGACGAGACGGAAGCCATACACAATTTAACACAAATTACAAATCTTGGACTTACTCCCACATAGGACACCAACATGGCAAACACACAGATAAATCTAATGCAGAGATACATCTCAGCAATACTAAAAGCCCCAGAGCCTCTGCGGCAAAATCCAGAGGTATTCAACGAGGTAATG